CATGTATCGCGGCTCTAATGAAGTAGAAGACAAGCTTCAGCGATATGAAGGTTTGGATTCTTTAGGCTCTAAAGATAAACCAAAAACAAACGCTGACACGTTCTATAATAAACGCGCTCAATACTATATGAAGCTAGCGCAACGGTTTTATAATACGTATTTGGCAGTTGTGAAAGGTCAGTATATTGATCCAGAAACGATCATTAGCATATCGAGTGAGATACCTTTACTTGATAAGTTGCGCTCAGAAGTATGTAGAATTCCCCGTAAGCCTAACGGGAATGGTAAAATACAACTCATGAGCAAAAAAGAGATGAAAGATAAGCATGATATTGATTCACCAGGTATGGCCGATTGTTTGGCAATGGGTGAAGAGATACCAGAGCTTAGACAGCCAGACGTTAACTTAGTATTCGATTCTATCAGCAGGTAATAACATGCCGTATAAACAAAATTACAGCGATCACAACAGCGTATTAGTTATGATTCGCAAAACACAAAACGCGGAGCAAGACCAGCGAGAAAAGGCGCGTGAAGCTAAACGGTTTTTGACTGAGCGTAACGGCCAATGGGATCAAGACAGCTACAACAAGATGGATGGCCGTTTCCGTGGCACGTTTGATATGTGTACGCCTATTATTGATGGCATCGCTGGTGAGATTGAGCAGAGTGATTTTACATTAAGAGTAAGCCCATCTGGGGGTGATGCGTCAAAAGATACTGCTAAAACGCTTGATGGCTTAATTCGTAATATTCGCAATATATCTAATGCTGAAGACACATTTAATAGCGCTGGCCGTGGAACTGTTACGTGCGGGTTTGACGCTTGGGAATGCGAAACAGACTATATAGACGGCGATTCATTCGATCAGGATCTGTTTATCCGACGCGTACCTAATGCGCTAGACTCTGTTTGGTTTGATCTTTCGTCCACGCTTCAAGACAGATCTGACGCTAACTGGTCAGTGAAACTGATTGCGCTCCCTGTTGATGAGTATCGCGCCAGATGGCCAAAAGGCGGTGCTATGTCAGTTGGTGATGATTCGCGTAGCTCTGATCCTGATTGCAAGTGGAATAGCAAAGAAATCGTGACGATAGCCAAGCTGTATTATAGAAAGCCGCGCATGATTGAAATTGTAGAAATGTCTGATGGCAAGGTTTATCAAGTAGACGATGATTTTAAGGCGGTACAAGATGAACTAGCTGAAGCGGGCATCACGGAAACACGTAGACGCAAGCGTAAAAGCTGGCGCGTATATTCTCGCTTGCTAGATGGTGGCGAATGGCTAGGCAAAGAAGAGGAAACGGTTTTCGACTACCAACCCTTAGTTCCTGTTTACGGTAATTTTGATGTGGTTGATAACGATGTTGTTTATTTTGGCAAAGTTGAAAACCTGTTAGACCCTCAGCGCGTTCTAAACTATGCGATGTCTAGAGATATTGAAGACGGCGCGTTATCACCTTCCCCTAGCTACTGGATGACCAGAAAACAGGCGGCGGGTAATGACTACTCGAAGATGAACACCGACCGGTCACCTATTCGACTGTATAACCCAGATCCAGACGCGCCAGGCGCACCGCAACAGCATGGCGGGCCAGTAGCTAGCACAGGCTTGCAAGCTACAATTGTGCAAATGCAAGAGATGATAGGCGCAAGCTCTAACACCTACGCGGCGCAACAGGGTAACGCCAATGCTCAACAGTCTGGTGTAGCGGGATTACAGCAAATAGAGCAAGGCAATGTAGGTAATATTAAATGGTTTAAGGATTTGGAAGTTGCTATTTGTTATACAGGTAAGATTCTTATCAATGCTATCCCACGCGTTTATGATGCAACGCGAATTGTTAGAGTGCTTGGTGAAGATGGCGAACCAGATATGGTTACACTAAACCAGACGGTGTTAGATCAAGACACAGGCGAGTTAGTAACGTTGAACGATCTTACAACTGGCAATTATGATGTTGTTTGCGAAGTCGGCCCTGCGTTTAATAGCGCACAGAAAGAAGCGGCTAGATCGTTTGAAGCTATGGCTTCTATCATGCCTGAGTTTGCTCAAATGGGCATGGATATTTGGTTGAAGAACAAGAAAGAGCCAGGTATGGATCTGATGGCTGAACGATTCAGAGAGCAATTGCTAAACGCTGGCGTAATACCTCAAGACCAATGGACTAATGAAGAGCAGCAGAAGATTGCACAAGCACAAGCTGAAGCAGCGCAACAACCTCAACAGCCAGATCCAATGACGCTAGCGGCTATGGCAGAGATGGAGAAAGCTAAAGCGGATCAAGCAGAGGCGGCGAATAAGCAATTTGAAACGCAAACTAACGCGGAACTAAGCGCGGCCAAGCTACAGCTTGAACGCGAGAAGATACAGCTAGAAACTCAAAAGTTCTTGAAAGGCCAAGATGACAAGTTAAATGTCGATGCGGCCAAGATTAATCAGGATCAGCAGAAGATTGATCTACAAGCCCAGAAACAAATAGATGATCTGGCGCTGAAGCTGACAGAGTTAGAACAGCAGTATCAAATGGAGCTTAACAGACAGCTTGAGCAAAACAAGCAAAGCGCCTCAGAGGAGTAATCGTAAGCCAGCCTTATGAGGTATAATAGTTATGCGGCCTGCTTAGTCAGCACTTCTTAAGAAGTGGCGGCCGTGACACCTTAACGGGTTTTTACCAAGTGTAGATATAAACAAGATGCCTGACAGCCAAGCCAGCCTTAGCGCTGGCTTTTTTGTGTCCGAAATAAAGTCAAGGACAAACTAGAGGAAAAATAACGGAGTTTTGTCCTTGTACTCCAACAACTAGTTAATGTAGTTAACTCCAATCCCGGCTAATCCCGGCTAATCCCGGCTAATCCCGGCTAATCCCGGCACACATTCATCTCATATATACGGTTTGCATAACGCATAAATCAGATTTATAATCCCTATATGGTCAACGAATAACCATCAATATTCGGCACTGTCTTTCCTAGACTATACCTTTCAAGGGCGTTAATCATGAGTGAGCTACAAAACGAGGCTGTTGAGCCAGAATCAATCCTATCTGACGAACACAGCAACGAAGAGACTCCACTGGAGTCGGCAGAATTAGCAACTGCTAGTGAAGCGGAACACGAAGAACAACCGCAAGTTGACGAGCAAGCGAAAGCTCAAGAAGCGATCAACAAAGCTATCAACAAAAAGCACTTTGAAGCAAAAGAGGCTGAACGTAGAGCAGAAGAGGCTGAACGACAGTTACAAGAGTTTCAAAGAAAGGAACAGGAAAGGATGGCGGCGCAATATGCCGATATTCCTCCTATTCCAGACGCTTTTGATGATGACTATGACGCTAAGATCAAAGCAAGAGATGAGGCACTATTAGCCAAAGCTCGGTTTGATGCTCAGCAACAAACGCTACAACAGCAAGAGCAAGCACGACAACAACAAGCGCAAGCTGATAAGGCGCGCCAGTTTCAAGAGAAAGCGGCGAGCTACAGTAAGAAGGCTTTGGAGCTTGGTATTAAGCAAGAAGAGTTACAAGCGGCAGGTAATACGGTAGCTAATTACGGCCTAGAAGATGGCTTAGTTTTACATATTCTAAGCGATGAAGATGGCCCGTTAATTACTAAACACTTAGCGGCAAACCCTCAAGAGGGTTATGAGTTGGCTCAAACTTCACCTTACGAGGTAGGGTTAAAGCTTGCGAGTATCAAGGAAAAAGCGAAAGCGCTTAAACCGAAAAAGAGTAACACGCCACCACCAACAGAAAAAGTTGAAGGTAGCGCGGTTACACCAGATGACAGTTACGCGCACATTAAGGGCGCTAGTTTTGAATAAATAGGAGGCCGCTCATGGCTAACAACTTTGATAGTAACTTTACCCGAAAATTAATGATGAAGGTTGCGGATCGTTTTGAAGCGAACCGCAATATGTCTAAACAGGTCGATACACAGACGTTCAGTGGTGCGTTCAACCCTAACACTGGCGACACTATCGACATCAAACGACCAACAGACTACAAGACAGTCCGCACGTCAGATGGTGATATTTCAGCTACTACCGCACAGAGCATTATTACTGGTAAGGCTTCAGCGACAGTACAAGACTACATAACAGTAGAGGTTGATTACCAAGAAGCTGATGAAGCACTGAAGATGGGCACTGATCAAGACCGTTTCTTTGACGATATCGCTAACCGTATTGTAATTGACCTGGAACTAGACTTTGCTAACTACGCAATGAAGAATTGTGGCTTACGTTCAGGTACAGTTGGTCAAGGTGTTGATTCGTGGGCTGAGATTGCCGATGCTGGCGCGTTGATGCAATCAACAGGCGTACCGATGAATAAGCGCTGGAATTACTTTCTAAACCCTTATTCACAAGTGGCTATTGCTAACGAACAGCGTTCACTAGGCGTAAACCCAGAAGTTGGCACAGCAACAGAGCGCGCCAAGGTTAGCTCTAACTTTGCGGGCTTTGACGTGTACACAGCAACAACGCTTGCTAACTATGTCACTGGCGCTGGTGCTGATCGCGTTGGTGCGGTGGCTTCTGATCCTGTTGTGACTTATGTGGCGGCTAAAGATACCATGACTCAGCAGATTGCTGTTTCTGGTTTCCAAGCTAACCTAGAGATCAAAGCAGGTGAAACAATTGAAGTAACTGGCCGTAATCGCTTGAACCTATCAACACGTAATCCAGCTGTTAAAGCTGACGGTTCAGCTGTTGTCTTCACTGGCACAGTAACAACTGACGTGACATTGAATGGTTCTGGTGCAGGTACGCTAACCATTACAGGTCCAGGTATCTATGAGGCTTCAGGCGCTTATAACACTACTGACTCTGCTATTGTTAGTGGTGATGTGGTAACGCTAGGCGGCGCGGCTTCAACTGTGATCCAGCCTAATTTGTTCTGGCATCCAGACGCGTTTACGATTGCATACGTTGATATTAAGAAACTTAAGTCAACTGATACGATCTACAAGTCTCGCGATGGCTTGGTTATGCGCTGTTCTCAGGATTCAGACGTTAGAGCGAATAAGCAAATTGTTCGTTTTGACTTGCGTCCTGCTTATGGCACAAGCAACCCATTCATGGCGGGCCAAGGTTTCGGCGTAGCTTAGTCAGGTGGTTTATAGAAGCCCTTCTTAGGAGGGGCTTTTATTAAGTTACCCGACAAGGTGAAACCATGAATAAGCTCTACAAGCCAGATGGCACAGAAATTCTAGTTAACGACAAATCTCTTGAATATGCGCTTTCTCTAGGTTGGAACGATAAGAAGCCAGCAGCGAAGAAGAAAGCACCAGCCAAGCCAAAATCTAAAGAGGCTTAAAAATGGAAACTGCTCAAACAGTTGTTAACGATATATTGCAAGAGATCTTGCTACAGGCTAACGAACAACCGATTGAAGCAGTTGACTTCCAGTTTGTCGTTCGATACATGAACCGCTATATGGCGCAACTGGCTATTCGTGCGCCTATCGGTTACACGAAAGTAGAATCTCCAGATGACTATATCACCGTTCCTGACGGCGCGCTTGAGGGTATTATCTTTAATGTAGCGCTAAAGATCTTAAACTCTTATGACATTGATGTAGGCCCGACACTTTACGAAAACGCCAGAGAAGGCCTAGACACTATCTATAGGATCTCTATGGCTCCTGTTGTTGTACAGCATCCATCAACATTGCCTATTGGCTCCGGTAATGAGTGCGGCGTATATAGTGATCACTTTTATCCAAGCCAAGGTAATCCGTTACTTGATGAGCAAAACGGAAACATTCAGCTAGAGGACACCACGAATGAGTAACGGGCAGAAAATTAGCCAATTTACCGGCGCAACCACGTTAAACGACTCTGACCTGGTTACGATTGTTTCTAATGGTCAAAACTTCAAAGTTACTTATGGTGATCTGAAAACTAATCTAGGTGTAACGGGTTCGCTAACTTCCACTGGTGCTGCGTTGGGTACACCTATACTCAATAATCCGAGTGGTAACGATTACGAGATTAGAAAGCTAGAGGATGGTAACGGTATTACATTTAGCATTACTGCTGAGGATGGCGTTACAGCGGCGTTAAATATTGATCAGGATTCTACAGGCGTTGCGTTAATAGAGAATTTAGCTACTAGCGCGCCGGATATGGCTTCGCTTGTTGCTGGTCAAGGGATCTCTATAACAAAAGACGGGAGCGTTATTACTCTAGGTAATACTGTTGACCCAGAAACCGGCCTTTCCGAGAGAGTTGTAGTGACGCAGGCGAGCGATTTGTCTGGTACGCTTGACAGCACAAAAGAATATTTTATTGATGGCGTTATCAATATGGGGGCGCAGTCAATAGAAGTGCCACCCGGCGGATTGAGCTTAACGGGTTATAATTTCGACTTGTCCAAACTTACATCAAGTGAACCGAACTATACCATGTTTGTGTCACCTGCTGGGGGTTCTGGTAACGTTCTCGGTAAAGATTACGGCGTAGAGGTAACAGGCACAGACTCTCAGGTGTATAATATAGTTAGTGCAACGGGGTTTGACGCGTTCGAATTCGCAAGAGTAAACTACAACGATTGCACATCTCTTGGTGAAATATCAGGTTATAGGCAAGGTTTAGAAGTCGGTTCAGGTCGATTCGGGGGCAAACCTGAATTAACGCTTTCTGGAACGTGGTTAGGTGGTTATTTCATAGACACAAGTATCGTAAGGGGCATGACTGACGGCAACTATTCACTATTCAAAGCTGGTGCAGGCTTCACAATGAATTCGAGATTTAGATCTAATCAGAATATAGATTTGCCTACTAACGCTTCCTTTCTTGATTTTGAAAAATCTAATTTTGTAAATCCTTCAACTTTGCAACTGGACGGAGTTATTATTACTAGGAATGGTGCGTTTGACGCTACCGATACTAATATAACGCCAAATATAAGTGAAAGCGCGATTGTTTGTTCATGGACAAACAACAACGGCATGCCTAACACCTTTGAGGGCGGCTCGATTGGCGTTAGTACTTCAACTGTTACGACCATCAATACAATTGGTGTGTTCGAAACGTTGGCCGCCGCGCTATGGACTACACAGGACTTACAACACTTTGACAATCCAGCGGAAGGGCAATTGAGGCATCTAGGCAACACTCCCAGAGAGTATAAAATATTCGCAGATTTCACACTTGAATCGGCGGCAAATGATGTGCTTTCGCTACGTGTTTCAAAATGGGATGATTCATTAGGCGGGGTAGTGACTGTATTGGATCAAACTAGACAAGTTAACGCGCTAGTAGGTGGGCGTGACGTGGCGTTTTTCAATATCAATATAAACACTGAACTAGACCAAAATGATTATATTTTTTTAGAAGTCACCAACAACACCAGCGTTAGCAATGTAACAGCGGAACAAGATAGCTATTTTATTGTAGAGGCTAGATAGATGCCTAAAATCAACTTGCCGATAGGAAACGGCTTTTATGTTTCCGATTCACTGCCGATTAGCGCTCAGCAGTGTGTTAACTGGTATGTGAACGCACCACAAACACAAGGCGCACTATCCCAAGAAACGCTATTTGGTTGTCCTGGTATTAGCCAATTATTAACCACTGGTATTATTGAGAGCGCGAATCGTGGGGCGCATGTTAAAGCGGGCAAGCCTTACTTTTTGAACGGTACTACGCTTTATAGGGTTGATAGCTCCTTTGATACGGATGGTAACGAGGTTTTCAGTACTGTTGAGCTAGGCGAAATTCCAGGTGATGAGCGCGTATCAATGGCTGATAACGGAACTCAGTTGATGATACTGGTTCCAGGTGGTAACGGCTACATTATAGACGAAAGCGCTGGCACTGTATTCCAGCAAATCACAGACGCGGGCTTTACAGCTAACGGCGCGCCTCAGATAGTTTCGTTTGTTGATAGCTTCTTTGTCTGCACAACTGACACGAAAAAGTTTATCAAGTCTGATGCTAATGATGGCTTGTCTTGGAGTGCGTTAGATTTCGGTAGTGCTGAATCTGATCCAGATAACCTTGTAAGTTTGCATGTTTATAACAACAAGCTCTACCTTGCTGGATCAGAAACAATTGAAGAGCACCAGAACGTAGGTGCGGGTGGTTTTCCTTTTCAGCGCACAGGCTTTTTTATTGATAAAGGTTGCTTTGCTCCCTTCTCGATGATTAGCGCGAATAATACGTTTATGTGGATTGGTGGTGGTACGAACGAAAGCCCAGCAATATGGGCGTTATCTGGTAACGCAGCGCAAAAGATATCTACTACTGCGATTGATTCAGCGTTACAAGATTATACTCAGCAAGAGATACAGCAAGCCTTTGCTTATTCGTATGCGCAAAACGGAGCTTATTTTGTCGGATTTTCGCTACCCACAGCAACGTTTGAATATAACACCGTAACGGGTCGTTGGAATGAGCGAAAAAGCCAGATAATTAATTCTAAAGGCTTAACTGAAACAATCCGCTGGCGTGTAAACTCTATCGTTACAGCGTATAATAAAGTCCTATGTGGTGACAGCCAGGACGGGCGAATCGGATCAGTAGAAGTTGATACATATACTGAGTATGGTGGCGAGATTATTCGAACAATGGCAACCCAGCCTTTCGCTGATTTGGGTAACGCTTTAGCGGTCAGTGAATTAGAAGCAACCTTCGAAAGTGGTGTTGGTGACTTCACAACGGAAGATCCACAAGTCAGGCTTTCAACGTCTGTAGATGGCAAGACGTTTAACAATGAGATCAACAGATCAATCGGCAAGATTGGCGAGTATTTCAAGCGTGCGGTGTGGTATAAGCTCGGACGATTCCCAAGGTTCGCTGTATTTAAATTCGTAATGAGTGATCCTGTCAAGCCAGTTTTCATTAAGCTTGAAGCGAACATAAGGAGCGGTAGACGTGGTAACTAGAGTAGTACAGCCAAGCTCAGATAGGGCGCTAACAGGCGAACAAGGCGCACCGTCTACACAGTTTAATACATGGCTTAGATTGATCAGTGAACGCGCGTTGATTATTGGTACGGGCGCGCCAGAAACAGTGGTTGAAGCGAATCAAGGTGCGTTATATTTAGATGAAACAGGCGGCGCGGGTAATCTGCTATATATCAAGCGCAATGCGGATATAGGCGGCGATAGAACACAAGGCTGGATTTTAGTTTAGAGGTTATTATGGGCTGGTTTAAAGACAAGCTAGGGTTAGATACAAGCACGATAACAGGTATTACTGGTGGTTTAATTCCGTATTCGTCAGCTAAGCAACGTGAAGCGGCTAAAGATGCGCAATCAGATAGACTGAAAGGTCTAAAGGCTGCTGAACGTCTACAACAAGAAGGCATAGATCAAGCTAGGACTGATATCAATCGCTTATTTCCTCAAGCGATGGAGGCACAGCGCGGAGGTTATCAAGGTGCGCTTGATGTGTTTGGCCAATCACTACCTGCACAAACAGACGTATTTCAGCAAGGTAATGTAGGCGCACAGCAAGCCATACTGGCTGGCTTGCCAATGGCGCAAGCGGCAATACTTGGCGGTCAGATAGATTACAGCGGCTTGCAACCGTTTCAAGCACAAACACCAGATCTAAGCTTTTTCCAGCAGACGTTACCGGCTATTCAAGCGCAACGTGATGAAGAGGCGCGGCTAGCTGAACACAGAGCACAAGCGCAAGCGGGTGCGCAATTGGCTAGAGAGCAAGCTCCGGCAAATCGCCAGCAGATGCTTGACAATTGGGTTGACTTTGCAAGGGGCGCTTTAGGCGGTCAAGCTCAGCCACAGCAGCCACAACAACCACAACAACCACAACTAGGCGATATTTCAGGCGGCTTTATGTCTAAGCTTTTAGCGGGGTTACGATAAATGGCAGTAGTGACACAACCAATGATGATGACAGCGGCGGGGCCAATCCCTAGACCTACAGCCATGCAGGGCGCGGTACAGGCTCAACCTGTGGGCGGTGCTGTACCGTTTAACCCAGTGGCACAACAGCCTGTACCTCAATACGGCTTAGC